GCACCTTGCGGTCGGGGGTCATCTCCGGTCTGGGGCCCATTCCAAAATTCATCCTAGGACGAGGAAGGCTATCTCCTCTAGCTCTGTTCCAAGAGTTGTCGCTTGCTAAGCTCGTTAAACTGACCACGGACGGGCGTCACTCCGTCGTCCTGCAAAGGACGGCTACGCAGGGGTTTGTTCGGTGGAACTTGGGGGTTTGGTGTTTGTTGGCACCTCTTGCTTCTCCAGACTGTCTGCACAGTCAGTTGCCTGCCTACATATTTAAGATTTGCTAATCCGTAGAATCCGAGGCCACTTAGAAGATGGTTACACTAATCCTGCCAATAGTAACAGTTCGGGATCTGCCTCCATCCATAGCGCTTCTGCGCTTCCCTCAGCGGTGGTCAAGACGTTCTTGAGACCAAGTGCGACCGTTTCTCCAGCATCTGCTATCACTTGAAAAGTGCTAACTGCCTTGTTGGCCGCATTGGCAATCCTGTCAATGAGCTTCACCTTGGGGTGTTTGATGGGGTGTGCGCTTGATCCGATATCCCACAGATCTGTGTTGCCACTGTCATCCTTACCGTTAACCCAAAACTCAGGCACAAACGGCGTAGTCGCAGCACTCGTGTCCATTGTAAGCTGAAGAAGCCCCGAAAAGGGCTCCTTAAACTGAAAACCTGAGTACTCGATCGCATTGCCTGTAGATAGGGCTGTATAGGTGCCGGATGGTTGCGGCTGGTGACTGAGACCGATAGTGCTATGTACATTGTGACCACTAGTCTCTCCGTCGCCAAATTTTCGCCGGTCATTTTCCAAGCCCTTGTCAATAAACAACGAAGGGTGGGTGTTCGCGGGGACAATATTTAACATGTCTTTGTGTGCGTAATGCGCACTTTTGTGGGTCTTTGCTCCGACCCGTGGAGAAATTAATTCCACTTCGTAATCGACGAATACGTTTCCATAAGCGTGTGGTAGCTGATTCGCAAGTGTGTTATTGTTCTCAGCAACATCTAACAGCGCTACAGCTATGAATCCAACGTCGCTCAGACGTAATTCATTGTCATCAATAGTATCCTGGTGCTCCAATCTGACGTACCGTTCGCCGCCCAACCTGCGTGCTGGCACAGTTACTGATAAGGGCTTGTAAACTGCAGCCTGTTTAGCTCCTTCGGCATTATACAATGCACGTCGGTCGTTGGGAATTTCCTCGGCGGGGTCATAAATTGGGCACATGGACACGGAGCCAGTGTAGTAAGTGCTGCTTGTTGGGACGTATCTAAATCTTAGGGAACGGAATCGGTATTTCTCAAACCGCCCTGCGATTCCAGTAAGCCATGGGAATGTTGTACCATCGCCAGGATTGATTGGCAGCTCCATTGGAGCAGCCTCAATCTTGGTTCCGGAAAATCCTTGATAGCTCACCGCCTTAGATGTCGAGTTGTCGACAACGCCACAGTATTCACTATGTCGTACCATGAAGCCCCCGTTTTGCAGGGGCCGTACTGTCACATTTCTTGAAGTTGTGTTCTTTCTGGTGTTTTGTTTTGATTTGTTAGTAATGTAGTAATTCCAACGACACAGCCACATCATGCTCGTGTCGTCTACTCACCCGATGGTTCAAACTTTCTGGGCGCGCTAGCGCCTGTCGGGCACTCGAACCAACAACCTGGGCTGAAAAGCCCTCCCATACCTCATGAAAGCGTGTAAAGGTAGCTAAGGGTGCATTGCTAGACCTTAATCCGTAATCGATCATGTGGGGTATTTAACCAGATGCCGCCATGGACGCGTACGCCATGGGGTCTTCTCATATGAGCATTTTAAACTCTCCTTGGACGGTCGTAAACCCGTCATCCCTTTCGGGACGGATACAATGCCAACATACTAGTTGACTATATCTGAATTGCGGTCACCCTGTTCAGGGGGACACAACCATTGCATTGATTCTAACACAGGCAGTGTGTGGCCTTGCTCACTAGGGGACCAAACGGGATCAGGCTTATCATCGTAGAACTTCTCCAATAACAATTGTGCCTGGGGTGTAATCCCGAACGCAAAGTAGAAACTAATACGCTCATCCCAACTTGGCTCTCGACTTTTCATCTGCATCCCTTTGACCAACTCCATACGATATCTATAATACAC